GAAAGAATATTGATCTCTCAAAATTAGATGGAACAGTTATAGGATGTAATGCTTGTTATAGAGATTTTACACCTGATGTGATTTGTGCTACTGATGCGGGGATAATGAGTGATATTATTGAATCTGGTTATGATAACCAATGTTATTTTACACATAATTCATGGAATCTATTGCCTGAAGAAGCATATGATTCTTTAGCAAATGGAACAGAACATACAACATATAGAAGATTTGATTCTGAATATTTTGTGTATATTTCAGGCCTTGATGGTGATGTAAAAAAATCCCAAAGTTACATTATCTGGGTTCCTAAAGGGATGGAAGATAAGATAAAAAATATAGGTGAAGAAGTTTTGGGATGGTCTACAGGAACTTCAGCATTACACATTGCGTGTCGAGATTTTGCTTGGAATGATTATGAAAAAGTTTACTTATTGGGTTTTGATCATCATAACAATTATTATGATAACATCTATACTGATACAGAACATTATTTCAGTAAAGATAGTAAAAGAGTAGATGGATGGAAAGCCGAATATAATAATTGGGATAAACAAATTTTTAAAGTTATTGAAGAACATCCTGCTCTACAGTTTGTTTGGGTCAATTATCGTGGAGATGATTTTCCAAAACTACCAAATTTATTTTCAAAAGATGAAAAGGATATATGACAAGCCTAACAGAACAACCTAAAAATATTAATCCTTTAGCGGATATCCAATTTAAATTTGATGTTAGTGCCTTACCTAATACTTCTTTTTTCATTCAGACCGTTAATTTGCCAGGTATAACATTAGAAGCACAAGTTGTGGCAACTCCCCAACTTCAAAATTTTTCTCGCCATACTGGTATTATAACTTATGAAGCACTTGATGTAACTTTTATGATTGATGAATATTTGAAAAATTGGCAAGAAGTATATGAATGGATGATTGGTGATGTAAGTAAATACACTTCTGCAGTATTAACTATTTTAAGTAGTTCCATGAATCCTACGATGGAAATACATTTCAAAGACATTTTCCCTACCTCATTATCAGCAATACCGTTTGATAGTACTACAACAGACCCAGTATATCAAGTTGCAACCGTTAGTTTTAATTATACAGAATATATTATTAAGAATCTATTGAACAATTAAAATAAAAAATGAAACGTGATTTTGTTGGATTCCATCATGGAAATCGGTATGTAGATTTTATTCAATTGTTATGGTTGTTTAATTCTCCAAGAGAAACAAGAAATATTATCCGTCTTGATTTACATGAGGCTGGATTATTATATAAGTATGCTTCTAAAGTGATCGCAGGAAATATATTAGAGATAGGAAGATACTGGGCAGGATCAACTGTTTTACTTGCCGTAGCAACACACGCGAAAGACATGACAAAAGTAATATCCGTTGATATTGTTGAGGGATGTCATGACCCTGATGCAGATGATTGGTTGAAAGATTATCCTTGGAAAAATAGAATAGATATTAGAACAGGGAATTCTCATGCAATGGAAAATGTACCATTGTCTATGTTATTTGTTGATGGAGATCATTCGTATGAAGGTGTTAAGAAAGATTTTATTCATCATTGGAACTATTTGAATGGTCCCTGTTTAGCTCATGATTATACTGATCCAACCTGTAAAGGTGTAACGGAATTTATAGATGAATGGATCGAAGAAGGTTATGCAGAAATAATTGAACAAATGGGCACGATGGTTGCTCTTAAAAAATTGAAAAATTATGAAATTTGAAGAAATACAAAAAGAATGGACGCGTGATTGCCCCATAGATGAAACTGAATTGGCACAAGAATCTGTTAAAATTCCACAATTACACAATAAGTATTTAATACTTTATTCCAACGAAAAATTAAAATTTAAAGAACTACGATTTATACTTTCCGGACTTGTTAAAAGAAAAAGAGATTATTATAGTGGAAGAATGACTGCAGAAGAATTAGAAGCCGCAGATTGGGAACCATTTCAATACAAATTACTCAAAGCAGATGTACAAGAATACATAGATGCAGATGAGAACGTAATAGAATCTAAGAAATTACTCGCACTACAAGAAGAAAAAGTTGACTATCTTGAATCTATAGTGAAGGGATTATCGACCAGAGGATATTTAATTAAAAATGCAATCGATTGGAAAAGATTTACAGAAGGTCATTGAGACAATTGAAATCTCGAAGAAGGATGAAGTTTATCTTAAAGTTGTCTGTGAAGCTAGCGTAGCACAAGAATTGTGTGATTATTTTACATTTCAAGTCCCGGGCTATAGATTTATGCCAGCTTATAGGATGAAAATATGGGATGGTAAAATAAGATTATTCAATATTCATAATAGAGTATTGTATAGTGGACTACTTGAATATGTTTTCATATTTGCTGAAAAACGTAATTATAAAGTAGTACCTGACGGTGATTGGTGGAAACCCAGAAAAATTGAAAGAGATGAGTCATTCATTGAAAACCTAAAGTTGCCAATTGTTCCCAGAGATTACCAACTTGCTGGTTTTTATCATGCATTATCATACAAAAAAAGCTTATTAGTATCTCCTACTGCAAGTGGAAAATCCTTAATCATTTATTTACTTGTACGAGCACTTAACGTTAAAACATTAATAATTGTACCCACTACTTCTTTAGTTTCTCAACTATATGCAGATTTTCAACAATACGGATGGGATTCTGCCAAATATTGTCATCAAGTCTATGCCGGACAAGACAAAGTATCAGACAAAAAAGTTGTTATTTCAACATGGCAATCCATTTATAAACTCAATAAGAAGCTTTTCGAACCATATAAGTTAGTGATTGGTGATGAGGCACACGGATTCAAGTCAAAATCTCTTACATCTATCATGACTAAATGTGTGAATGCAGAATATCGAATAGGAACTACAGGAACATTAGATGGAACTCAAACTCACAAATTAGTTCTAGAGGGTTTATTTGGTAAGGTTTACAAAGTTACATCAACTGCAAAATTAATTGACAAAAAACAATTAGCTGCCTTTCGTATAGATATCATAATATTGAAATATCCAGATAAAGTATGTGAACAATTTACAAAGATTAAATATGCAGCTGAACTAGAATTTATAGTTGGACATGAGAAAAGAAATAAATATATAAGAAACTTAGTATTATCACTTGATGGAAATACTTTGCTACTCTTTAGATTAGTGAAAAAACATGGACGTATTTTATATGATATGATAAAGGAGGAAACCGATGTCAGTAATAGGACAACTTTTTTCGTATATGGAGGAACAGAAACCGATACACGGGAACAAATTAGAACCATTGCCGAAAAAGAACGAGATGCCATCATCGTGGCAAGTTATGGGGTATACAGTACCGGCATCAACATTAGGAATCTTCATAACATTATTTTCGCTTCTCCTTCTAAGAGTCGTATTAGAAATCTTCAGTCGATAGGCAGAGGATTGAGATTATCAGATAATAATCAAGAAACAGTACTATACGATATTACGGATGATTTGAGGTGGAAGAATAGAAAAAATTATGCTTATCGGCATCATGAAGATAGGATGAAAATATATGATGAAGAAAAGTTTTCATACAAAATTCATAACATTCCACTTAAGGAATAGATGGAAGAATTAAATAAAGAAAATCTAAAAGTAATAAGATTGGATAATGGAGAAATACTCTTTTCAAAAGTGCTAGTAACTGATAAAAGTAAAGATAATGGCTATTTGGAATTACATTGGCCTATGAAAGTTTTAATGAAATTCGATGATGAACAAAAAAGTACTCAATTAGCACTACTTAAGTGGCTACCTTTTACAGACACCACTACAGTACCTTTAGCAGCAAGATGTATTATGTCTGTCTCAGATTTAGGAGAAGAATATAAAAATTTTTATTTAAGTTCTGTACGAGAAGATGGTGAACATACTAAAGATCAAGAACTAAATAAAATGTCAAAAATTTTGGCAGATTTTGAACCAAATGGGTTCATAAATTAAATTAATAGTTGACAATTTTCATTTTTGTGATATAATAGATATTATGGCTAAAAGAAAATCAAAAGTAAATAAGGCTCATTATGTCGATAATGCCAAATTTTTAGAGGCAATGATCGAATATAAAAGAGAATATAATAAATCGAAAGAAAATAATAAAGAGCTTCCACAAATTTCAGAATATCTGGGATCCGTATTTTTAAAGATAGCTCAGAGGTTGTCTTTCAGACCTAACTTTATAAATTATGCATTTAAAAATGATATGATATCTGATGGGATAGAAAATTGTTTACATTATATTCATAATTTTAATCCGGAAAAATCAAATAATCCTTTTGCGTATTTTACTCAAATAATATATTATGCTTTTATTAGAAGGATTCAAAAAGAGAAGAAACAATTATATATAAAATATAAGAGTATGCAAAATTACGAAATTGCCCCAGAATATATGGATCAAGAAAAGTCTAATAATAATTACATTTCTCTTAGTGATTATGAAAATTCTGATTTTAAAGTAATGGTTGATGATTTTGTAGATACCTTTGAAAAAAGTAGAAAAAAGAAAGCGATCAAGAAAAGTGAATCTAATTTAGAACTTTTTATGAGTACCACAGTATGAAGATAGCTCTTATAACCGACACTCATTGGGGCGCTCGGGGAGATAGCCTTACCTTTCTAAACTATTTCCGAAAATTTTATGATAATATATTTTTTCCATATTTGGAGAAACATAATATCAAGACTTGCATACATTTAGGTGATGTGGTGGATCGTAGAAAATTCATCAACTTCAAGATACTGAATGATCTACGAACAAATTTCGTTGAACGCCTCTGGAAAATGGAAATAGATACCCACATAATTATCGGCAATCATGATACCTTCCACAAAAATACTAACGAACTAAATTCTCTTCAAGAAATATTTACAACTTCTGAAGGTACAATTGAACCTTGGATGTATGCGTCTCCAAAAGAAGTTGAATTTGATGGATTGGGAATACTCATGATGCCATGGATAAATGAAGATAACTATGGTGAGAGTATGAGAGCAATTAAAAATACTCAATGTCAAATTCTTATGGGACATCTTGAAGTAAAAGGATTTGAACAACATATCGGATCATGGAATTATGAAGGTGTAGAGGCAAAGCTTTTTGACAAATTTGATATGGCTATGAGTGGACATTTTCATCATAAATCAGATGACGGAACGATTTACTATTTAGGAAATCCCTATGAGATAACATGGAGTGATTATAAAGACCCTAGGGGCTTTCACATCTTCGATACAGACAAAAGAACATTGGAATTCATACAAAACCCTTATAGAATGTTTAGAAAGTTTTATTACGATGACAGCGAAGAGACTTTTGAATCATTAACTGAAAAAGATTATAGTGAATACGAAAACACCTACGTAAAAGTAGTAATACAAAAGAAAACAAATCCTTTTTGGTTTGATACTGTACTAGATAAGTTATATTCAGCAAATGTTGCAAATCTAGTAGTAGTTGAGAATTTTTCGGATTTGGAATTCATGGAAGATGATGAGATAATCGATGAGGCCCAAGACACCCTAACTATTTTGAGCAAATATGTTGATTCATTAAATATAGAAAATAAAACAGAGTTAAATATATTGATGAAAGACCTATATAATGAAGCATTAACTGTGGAGACAATATGACTATGGAAACTTATGCAGAAAGACTGCAAAAAAGAAAGGAAGAAAAAATGTCTAATTATGATATGGATGAAATAGAAAGACAAAAGGAAAGAGAAAGAAGAAGTAGAGGGATTAGACCAGAAGATGAGATTGAAAGGGAAGAAGATAGGAATTCATTTGCGAGTGTTAGAGTAAAAGTACCAAAAGAAGCTACAACAGAAGTAGAAATAGAATTATCTGATAATGATCTTTTAGTATTAACACTTGCAGCCCACGATAGAGATATAACCTTAAATCAATTATGTAATTCAGTTCTTAAGGACTCTCTTAAAGATTTGGAATATAGATTCGAACATCAAACAAAACCTCAAATATTAAAAGAGTACTGATGGCAAAAGTAACACTTCCAATGGTATCAATGTCATTCAAGGATGTAAACCGCCATATTGAGCTTTTACATGTACAAAGAGAAGTAGCAGAAGAAAATAGACTTCTTGGAAAAAAAGATATATTACGTGCTAAAGTAACGGATGCCGAACAAGAATTAATTAAATCCACTATATTATTTTTTAGTTATTTAGATGAGAGTAATATTAAGTTTTGATATATTTTAAAAATATTAGGTGGAAGAACTTACTAAGTACCGGCAATCAATTTACAGAAATTCAATTAAATAAAATTTCCACCACGTTAATTGTCGGAGAAAATGGATCAGGCAAATCTACTGTTTTAGATGCTCTGTGTTTCGGATTGTTCAGTAAACCGTTTCGAAGAATCAATAGACCTCAATTAATAAATTCTATTAATGAT